CTTCAAGTATGTAAATATTCGCTCTCAAATTAGATTTTATTGTGGTTTTCTTAATGTACTGTAGATTGCATTTAATATTTACTAACACTTCCATTATTTTTCGATTATTTTTAAAATTATCATTTATATTTAATTTTTTCAATTCTTCCTTTAATTTAGTGATGTCTTTAAGATTTGTCAAATATTGTAAATTTAATTGATCAAGATTGACTCCGTTAAAGCTTCTCAATATTAAGTCCTTCACTAATGGTTTCTCTTGTTCATCTCCATTATAGTTTATTGTCATCGGGTTACATTGTTGTGATTTTAATAAATGTTTAATATATTCACTCAGTGTTCCTTCATGTAGAACGGGTATTAAATTATTTTTTTCAAGTCCACATACATAACTTTTATGTCCTTTCTTTACTTTCAATGAACTGTTAACTGTAGTTCCAAGAACTATGTTACTTAAATTAAAATCACATTGATGTAAATTAGTGTGACAGTTTAGTATGTTGTTAGGGTCATAACTAATTAACGGAATTTCAATATTATTTAATTCCACTAATAATACTCGGTCAAAATTTTCTCCAATTTTATAATTAAAACCTTTAAGTCTAAATTTTGTTTCTTCTCCTGACAGATGGTCTACCACTATCCAGTTAGGATGTTCTTGTTTGACAAAGTCTAACATTTTATGTTTATACTCATCATGCAAGCCCTGAAAATTTTCATCAAATATAACGTGTGTTATTTGGAGTGAACTAAATATGTAAACATAAAGTAAAACTCTTTCTCCACCAGATAGATCTCTTAACATTCTTGGAAAAAAGTTTTTAATTGTTTTAGGAGCTATCATTACATTATTAATTAACAGATCTGTATTTAAATATTTTATGGCAATACACAAACACATGAAGTCTAAAACTGTCATATGCGGTAAATTCTGTTTTTGTGAAACGTATACATAATTTGCCAAGTTGGATAACACTTTTAGGGTTAAACTTTTGCCTGTTCCACTATCAGCTTTGATTACTTGAGGTAATGAATCTGTGACTATTAGTGTATTTATTAAAGGGTCACTATGATCTGTGTTCATTTGTTTAAACAAGGCTCTAAAGTCTTTAGCTAAACTTATACTCTGTTCAAAATTTTGTACAATTTTTTGTAAGTTTATACCATAGTTATCGCAAAAAACATTTTGTGGTTGATTTTTTAAAATTTTCCTTTGATATTGACATTTAAACGTTGGGAACACTTTATCTAAATCATCCAATATAGTTGAATTCATGTCTATGTCATTTAACTCTTCATTCAATTCTTCAATATCAACAAACGTTGATACATATGACAACAAATCATCATCATTTCTAATATTTGCAACAGGTGAAAGTTTTGGTAAGTTTTGCAGTATGTTGTATTTTATATCTAAATGATCTTTTATTGTATATTTGCCTTTCATTACACCCATTTTTACTGCAAAAATTATGCCTTTAACAATTTCTTTGTTAGGGTCTGTTGATTTAGTGTTGATTTGAAAATTTTTAATACATGATGTAATAACATTCATTGATTCTTGAAACCTATCATCATATTTAGTGGTTAGTTCCACGGGACTTAAGTTGTATATAATTTTGACCATATTTTTTATAAGTTGGCCTTTAACTCCATTTTTTTTAATTCGTTTGATTATATTTTGTTCTTGTTCATCCCATTCTACC